TAAACAGGATAAGTTATAGTATTAATGGCAGTTCCATTCTTTCGCAATTCAAAAGTAACATTTTTTGGGTAAGTAGAGGCTGAAACATTACCGAAAATGCCAACAGTAACAGGAGTAGTTAATGTTGTAGCTGCATCATATCTCGCAGTATTGCTGCTTTGAATACTAAAGCCTCCTGATGTTACCAATGTTAAAGGTGCAGTTAATGGTGTTGTTGAATAGGTGCCAAGCGTAAAATCAGCCTCAAATGACTGCGTAATTGGCAAATCCTTTGTCTGATCCCAAACCTCTACAAGTGTTCCACTCCATGTATTGTTTACCAAGTCTATCTCAGCAATATTGGCAGGATAGTATATCTTATTGATGTCATCATCCATGAAACGATAGGTATTTTTAAAACCCATCAATTTATACCCGCTGCCAGTATCCCATGAGATGCCGTACATATTGACATCAATCTTGTTACGATTGAAACGATTATGCTCCCAATGAGCAGTATCGTTTTGCCTCCTAAATCCAAATGATTCACCAGCGAAACGATATCGATACCAATCTGCATCGGTTAAAGTCGTTTGGTCGCTTTGGAATATTGCACCCTTATGCAATGCACTAAAATGATCATCAAGAAATATCTCCTGCTTAAAACTATTATTTACAGTATCAGATTTCTCGTAATATGAATTGATTCCTAATATCTTACGAATATCCTGCCCCGATTCGAATGAGCTTAAATATTCAAATTCCATGTTTTTATAATAAACAATATTGGCAGTTGAATAAGTTTGCGCACCTAAATAAACTGTGACGTTTCCTGCAACTGGAAGGATATTGGATTCGACTTGTATGGTGTTCCACGTTGTTTCATCAACGTTGGATGATGCAGAAATATCCAAAGAAATATAAGTCGCAGTTGCAGCATTTAAAGATAGTGCTAAAATCCATTCTCCTTCTTCATTAAGACAGTAGTATGTTGATGCTGATTGTAATATTACCCATGCAACAGGCACAGTATCAACACTAATTGCATTTGCCCATTTTACATCAGTGGTAAATTTGATTATACCAAGTGAAGGCACTGCAACTGATTGTGATTTAGCAAACTGATAAGTTCCTGTTGGAGTAGCCAAATCCATAAAGATATAGCGCTCAAGTAACCCACCACCGAGAGAACTATTATAAATCTCCCTTGCTGCAAATGTGCCTGTTCCAGCAGTGGTTGAATCCAATGCGCCCCTTAAAAAAGTCCATGAATCAACGTTAAATGTTTTAGTTGTTGCACTTGATGAAGTCATCGCACCCCTTGCAAAAGTTTCATTTTGCAACATCTCATCAAACCCATTATAGTAGAAGTCTATTTCATCAAACTTAGTCTTACGATTAAGTGACCTGAGCATTTCAGGCATTATTGGCTGCATTTCACGACCTACACCAATTTCAATGTCATAACGTGCTAAAACTTCAGTTTGTGTTGAAGTAGTAACATTGGCAAACCTTAAATTATTGTTATATGATGTGTAAAGTTCTTCAGGTCTAAAAAACCAAAACTGCCCATCCATGAACATATTCATACCGAATGCCGTGCAGATTTTCTCCAAAACAGTGTAGCAATCATCATAAACAGTTGCCTCTTGTTGGAATGTTTTCGCCTCCACATAGCACTGATTGAGCGGATGCCTGCCAGCAGTATCCAACATACTATCGTGAAAAAGATTATTGAGAACCCAATAATCAGCCGTAATACCTGTACGAATAGTTGAAACAGCATTTTCAATAAATTGCAATGGTGTGTATTTACCAATAGGCTCTGCTCCTGCAACCGCAAAAGGTATTGATTTAAGCAGACCAAATCCTTCAGCTGCCCTTACCAATAGATAGTGATTCCCATCATCCCAAACCTCCTCTATATCATCCTGAAGGATATACCCATACCACGTTGATATTCCATAATAGCCATTGTAATGAACAACAACCTCAATATCAGTATCATTGGTGGCTATAAATGTATCTAAGGTAACACCATTCACATTTGTTTGTATCTGAATCTCACAAAGGAAGGCTCTAATTGGCTTAAAAATATCTTCATCAGTGTTGTATTCCCTAAATACCACTGGTCTTGCTCCAGGCTCTAATTGTACAACTGAGCCAGTAGCACCTTCAACCCTGAAATCAACAGTGACATCTTTATTGTCAACTGTTTTAAATGTCATCTGATATTTTAGTGCTTTAGCCAACTCTATTTATTTGTGCGTTTGTTCTATTCAATGCTCCTACTAAGTCCTGACCTCGCAATACTACATTAACTGCGCCTGACATTTGCATACCGCCTGCTCCAATACCTCCGAAATTTGGATTGGCTACACCTTTAAACCCAAATGCCCCAAATATATCACCAAGTACTTTCTTACCTAATGATATCCCTGCACCTCCTGCTCCTGGAAACAATAAATTAGCAAGTAATGAAATAATACCCGTTGCAATTATTTTAGCAACTATTTGATTAATTGCTTTTAAAACTGCGTTAGCAAATGATTTAAATGCACCATCTGCTCCACTAATTAAGTCACTAAATAAATCTTGAACAGGATTGAAGAATGTATCCTTCATCAAGTTAGTTGCAGCAGTTAGATTAGCTTCTTTTAATATTGCAGGTGTTGCAGCTTTTAATTGTTTCAATGGATCAACTGTGGCAGCATCCTCATTCATTTGTGCTAATTGCAAATTCTGTAATGCAATTGCAGCCTGATCAGCAGCTATTTTCTGTTGCTTTAATGCCTCTGTTGTATTTTTCGCAGCCTGTTGTTGTAATTGCTCTGCTTTTGCTGCTGCTATTCTTTGATTAGATGCTTTAGTACTTGCCTCAAATGCTTCGGTTTCGGCAATTGCTTTTTTCTTTAATGCCTCAGCCTCTTTTAATAATTCATTCTTTCTTTTTTCAGCTGCCCTTGCAGCTTCTTCATCTGCTTTCTGCTTTTTCTTCCCTGCCTCTACAATTGCTAAAATTTGCCCATCAACACCACTTAACTCAGTTTGTATTTCTTTTAGCCTTTGATTGTAAAATTCAGTAGATTTTGCACCATTGCTTAAACTTTGAGAAAGGTCTTGTAGTCCTGCTGTACCTGCGTTGAATCCTTTCAGAACCCCTGCAAGTTCAGATGTCAAACCATCAAGGAAACTTTGATTCTTAAATTGAGCAATAGTTTTAAATGATTTCTCAGCTTCCTCGCCAATCAGCTTTTCAAGTGCTGCTCTTTGTCCATTAAGCTGTATCTGCTTTGTAAACAATAGCAACCTTGCAGCTAACTCTTTATTTAACTCACCACTTTTTAACTTCTCTTGATCAAGGTTAGTTAATAACCCAGGGTACTTTTTATTAAGTTCATCATACGCTCCATTCCTTGCATCAAGTGATAACTGATTATTGGTTAAAACACCCGTCAGCGTTCTTAACACTGTTATCTCAGACTCAGCACTCCCAATGTTTTTAGCAGTAGCCGTTTCAAGTGCTACGTTTAAATCCTTTTGGGATTTGCTTAAATTAAGTACCTCAGTAATTGCAGCACTCAAAGACCCGTATTTCTGCACTAAAACTGTGATGCCTGATATTACTGCACCAATAGCAAAAGAAACGCCTGCTGGGCCTGCTAAGGCTGCACCAAGTGATTTTAAGCCTTCTTTTACACCGCCTGAAGTCTTTGTAAGGTTACCAAAAGAATCCGCAAGAATAGGTAAGTTATTCTGAATTGCTACGAATCCGAAAGGCAAATCTCTTACAACACCCGAAAGTCCTGTGAGCGTGTTTTGTGCTTTTTGGGCTGCTGGTGGTAATTTACCAAGTTCAGTAGCAGCAGCCTTTGCGCCAGGCACTTGAACGCCAACAGATTTGAGATTCTTTAAGGATTGCTCAAGGTCTTCAACGTATTTATTAGCTTGAATTAAATCATCCCCTAATGCACCTTTTACAGCTGCCCTTGCAGACTTTAACTCAGCCTCAACCTCTGTGATAGATTTTGTGAACGATGAAACATCCGCACCTAACCGAAATATAAAGTCTTCATTCATTTAACCAAACGTTTAAATATTTCTCTATAATCTTCATCGGACATCCCTTTGACCTCATCCCCAGGTAATTCCCAAAGTGCCTCTGGTGATTTAGGTGAAGATTTCGGATCACCCATAAGCCGAACCATAGTGAACATCAGTAACCTTGTTTGCCTATAAGTATCTATCTGCTTATCCTGATAGCCATTTAGCATTAAGCTAAAATGGCGAGGTGACATAGCATAGAACTTTTCAGGCATCAAACCTATTTGCCCAAAGGCGAAGGTTTCGATTTCTTCGAAGGTATAGTCTTTTTTTTTGCTTCAGGCTCAAGTGCTTTCTGCACAAACTGGTTGTTTGTCCATAATTCCAAAATGGATTTCACTTGTTCCATTGCCTCAGTATTAGTGAGGTTACCCTCAATCCAATCTGCAAAGACCTCAAAAGTATATTCAGGTTCTACATCTTTTACTAAGCAGTTATTGAAATAACCGCTATAAAGAATATGTGCTATGCCTATTTCGTTAATATCGGCACCCTGATGGGTTTTACCTTCAACTAACTTAGTTGATAAGTACCTATAAGATGCCATGCCGAATTTAAGTCCAATTTTAGTATCAGATAAAGTTAAAGTGCAGTAGTTCATGTTTAAGCAATTACATCAAGAGTTCCTGAAGATTGGATTGTTCCTGAGAAGTTAATAAATTCAGTAGTTGATTGGTTCATAGTCAAATCAGTAATATAACCGCTGAACTGATGATAATAAACTGTTCCTACTGATGCACCAGTTACAGTTGGATTTTGAACCCTTACAGCTACTATTGTTTTGTTCACCATAGCAGCTAACAAGTCTTCATAAGATACTTGAGCAACTGTTGGAGCAGTTTCACAAATGGCATCAAAGTCTACTGTCATTTGAGGCTCTGAGGGTGATGTCAAAACACCGCAATTGGTTTGCTCAGTTGTTGCATCCATTGTGGTGTTAACTGAAGATGTACGCATACATACGAGGTTCTTATATGATGAACCGCCTGCTACATCTATTTCTACGTTTTGGAGTGATCCTAAAATCTGACCCATTTTACTTTATTTTTGATTTACTAAATTACTAATTGTTATAATCTTTCTCGCTACAAAATTATCTCCATTCTGCAATGGCAGATATTGTGATGATGTTCTCGCAGTCGGGAACACCTCAAAGTCTGCATCATCAAACCCATCAACAGCAGTATCAGGAATAAGTATATTGAGAATCTGCCCTGCTATATTATCAACTACTGCGTTATCGTATATCCTATATTGTTCGCTGAAAATGTCAATAACAACATCAACGTTATTTCCGAAGTATTGGTTATTATTATTCGCAGTTTCAGTAATTGATGAAATGACTACATAGTTTTTTGGAGTAGTGCGAAATGGTGTCTGCCCATAAACAGGAACATCTTGCCCATTATAGCTGATGTTACCATTCAAGGCAGTGACGTATATCGTTCGAACGCTATTTGCTGCGTCTTTCATCTTTTAATATCTTTATTATCTGCTCCTTAAATTTAGGCCAGTAAGCCAAAATTGATGGGCGCATATATGGTCTTGCAGGAAGATTCACTTGTCTTACACCTTTGCCCTTGTATTTAGCAGCTAAGTCCTGCCAATCTTTAAACTCAGGCACTTCATAACCGCTGCCAGTTCCGAACTCAACATACGCAGCATATTTCTTTTGTGCTACAAGTTGATAACTCATGAATTGGTCTTTCTTTAGGCTTATTGATGCTCTAAGAACGCCAGTATCAACAGGGCAAAGATTCTTTGCACTTGTAGCCATTAGTTCACCATGAGCAGCTAATTCGGCATCAATTTCAACAGCAAGTGCATCAACCCTATTCTTATATTTCTTCAGAATATTCTTTATTGCCCTATCAGGTACTTCTATGTTGAAACCTTTTGCCATTATATAACTACTTGCCTATATTGGTGATAGTTCAAACCCTCCCATGAAGGATATTGAGTAACTGATTTCTTCGGATCAGCATTCATCTGTTTGCCTCTATTCTCATACATCCATGAAACAAGAGTAAGCATATCATTTCGTAAGTCATTAGGTAATACACCATAACCAGCCTGATATACAACTGTGTAAATCCCTTGAATGTATAACCAAAGTTTCCCACCAATCACCTCATAATCATCATTTACAGTAAGTGCCTCAGTATCGTTTACGCCTTCCTTTACTGTAACCGAATTAACACAAACCAAAGGCGAATAAGGTAAGTCAACTATCCATACTTTCGGATTCTGCCCTGAAAGTTCAATATTGGCAGTAATTAACTTATTGACTAATGACCGCCCTGTAAGTTTCTCTAAGTGCTGCCTCGCTGCTGAAATTAAAGAATCAATCAAAGTATCATCAGAAGTATAGTCTATTCTGAGCCAATTCTTTACATCGGTTCTGCTAACAGGCTCAACAGCTGCATCAGCTGTAATTTGTACGCTATTTATATATACCGCCATTGTTGTACTTTTTCTTCGAACCAATTTTCAAATCCATTGAGTGCTTCTCTTGGATCATGCTCTCTTGATCTTGCTTTTGCTTTTCTTGATGCTGCTGCATAGGCTTTTTCATCATCCAGTGCCTCAATAGCTTTAACCCAGCTTTTAACATCGTTTCTGTCTTTTATATAAATCCCAGCTTTACCACAGTTTTCTTTCAGCCCAGGTGTTTCACTGCATATAACAGGGATACCGCTGCACATTGCCTCAGTCGCTGTCATTCCCCACGATTCGTACTCAGAAGGCATTAGCAGTATTCTTGTCTGCCTGTAAACACTCATAATATCAGGCGTATTTGGTAAATATGTCACATTGTGCAAATTTTGCACTAACTGAGGATCATAAGAACCATGAACGCCTAAAAACTGCTTGTTTGGTAAAGCTTTGGCTATTTCTGCAAAGACCTTTCCACCTTTATTCTCGTTTAAGTTTATCAGCGTGATTTTATCGCCAGTGGAAGTTTGAGTGTCGTATTTTCGCCAGTCTATCGGAGGTGTTACAACAAAATTACTAAAATTGTATTGCAAAAGGTCTTTTAGCCATAAAGAATTATAAATGATGTGCTGAGGATGCTTAGCATCAATTATTTCAGGATAAGGATGGGAATTGTGGATTAAATGAAATACTGGCTTTTTATACATCTGAGCTGCGCCTATTGTCCACCTTGTATAATCCAAATGAGTGAAGACTGCATCTGCCCACCTAAACATACCTTCAATCAGATTTGCATTCGGAGGGAACACATCAACACCATCAAAAGTATAATTGTTTGTTATTTTGTAGTGATTGGCTTGGTGTAGCAGTACACGAACATTATGACCTCTTGAAATAAGGTATTTGTTGATGTTGTGTATCATGTACTCAGCACCGCAGTTGTGCTGAGGAGGGTATAGGTGGATGCTACAAAGTATATTCATTTCAGTAGTTTATATAAACACCATAGTGTTCATTCTTAAAAAGATTGTGCATCATTGGGTAACGCTCAAGGAATATCTTATGCGTTAAATCATCTTGTTTGTGTATTTCATAGTCATTACCACCTACTGCACCCTGCGACATCATGTAAGGAATGGCAACCATCATCTTCTTACCCATCGAATGTATTCGATTAGTCAGTATTTTGGCTTCAGCATATGTTAGATGCTCAATAATATCACCCATGATTATGTAATCATAAGGCATTAGGTTGACATTAAGGGCATCAATACAAAAAACATGATTGTATATTACATCAAGCGAGAACTGCTTAATATAATGCTCGTATGCCTCCACAGCATCAATATTATCAAACTCTTTGCGAAGTAACTTGCCATAAGTACCACATCCTGCTCCGATATCCAATATAGATAAATCACTATCGAACTCACTAACCAAGTGAGAGTAAAACTCAGATTTAAAATATTCGTAGCTATATGGCATAATCAAAAAAAGGGGAAGGCTTTTACACCTCCCCCGTTATTTAGCAAGAAACAGGATTATATTGATCCGTAAACAGCAGCACCAGGTTGGAACTGCAATAATTCACAGCGAGCCTCACAGCGGAAAGTCAATAAGTTAGATTGGAAGTCCGTTCCGTCAAACTCGGTAGACCTTACAGCCAATCCAGATTGTTGAGCAATGGCAAACTTGGTTGTATCCATTACATACATCTTGGATGCAGTTACAAGGCTATGAGGGATAACAGGAACACCAGCGATACGGATATTACCATTGTTGTCAATGGTTACGCCACCAGGTACGGAGTAATCAGAACCTTTAGTCTTCAAAAGTCCTGCCCATCCTGCGTGTGT